AACGCGAACAAGCCGGCCAACAACGCGAAGCCCGCGAACAACGCGAACAAGCCGGCCAACAACGCGAAGCCCAACAATGGTAACGCGAACAAGCCCGCCAACAACAAGCCCGCGAACAACAAGCCCAACAACGGCAACAACAAGCCCGCGAACAACAAGCCCAACAACGGCAACAACAAGCCTGCCAACAACGCGAACAAGCCTGCCAACAACAAGCCTGCCAACAACGCGAACAAGCCTGCCAACAACAAGCCCAACAACGGCAACAACAAGAAGCCCAACAACAACGGTCTCAACAACGGTGCCAAGAAGCTCCGTGAGCTCGCCCTTAAGCTCGCCACCAACGCGATTAACAAGGCTCGTCAGCAGATGCCCAACAACGCTTAAAACTATCTGCGTTAAATAGATAATGAACCTGGTACGAGTAAAACAGAGTTTGATCAACTGGAATGACGCAAAAGTCTACGATGTAATCAAACAGTATACATCAGAAACTGACATGGATGAGAAATTCGTAAAGCTCTATCTGGGTGAAGAACTTTACGAACGTCTTGAATTGGTGACACGATTTGTGAGACAAGTCGAATCACTTAAACGATCTGTATGTTGAATCGTTTCTTCATGAATGTTTTAACACCTCGCACATCAGGAAAACTCCAGAGGTACCAACGTGACCAGAACCCGGCCCCGTTGATACCACTCAATTTCCAATCTTCTTTATCACTCCGGTTTATGTTCAACATCATGTTTTGAATTTTTGATGGATCTCTCTCTGCTATGATACGTCTGGGTATTTGACCTCCGTGACGTAACACGTACGATCGCATACGGGAGGGTGTCTTGTGCTTGGTATAATCTGAATACCCTCTCGCACCAAAATCGACAGTCTTACCGTTTTCTAAAATTACCCTGAACTTCTTCTTAGGGTCAGGGCTACGAACAACTTTGACGCGCATACTTAGTATGTGTCAATATTTTACTTACCGCAACCACAACCACCGGCGCAGTAGTTCTCAGTCTTGTCACCGGGGAGAAGGAAAAGCTTCTCGGGACCACGCTGGACACGGTACAGGTGGTCATACATGTGAAGAAGGCCGATGGTGAGCGCGAGCGTCGCGACGACGACACCCTTCACCTTACGCGCCATGAACGCATACGCGACGATGACCGCGGCGATGATCATCTGAACGATGGTAAGCTGAGGAATGGCAGGCATCGTGAAACGATCCTTCATTTCCTTAGTCTCAGTGGTGGGAGCAGGGGCATACTTTTCCATGGTCTTGCCGTATACGGGCATGTTTATTATCTACTGAGAAAATAATGTGGTACCTGGTGGTTGTTCCACTTCTTCTCGTGGGTCACGACTATTTCAAGGCACCCATCGATAACCTGTACTTTCAAAATTGGAAACGACCATTCATAGGTATGCGAAATACTGTGGTTGACATATTGATGCATACCCCCAAATATTCCGTATGGCAATTCAAAGGACTTCATTTGATACAGGCACACTACCGTGATATTCGAAAGGAGTTTGAGGCGGTATCGAAGACGTTGAAAAAAACCATGTATCATGACCTCGATCCATGGTTTCAAAAGAATGATGCGTACTACAGATATACGTTTGACCAGTTTCCAAATTTGAAAAGTCTCGTTAAACAGATTCCGTGTATACACGAAGAGACGGCTTCGTTCGCCGTCATGGATGGTCCGATGATTATACCACCACACAGAGCGGAGACGAACGCGTTACTCCGGTATCATCTTACGATCATGGGTGATGGTGATTGTACCCTGTACACAGAGATGGGTCCTCATATTCATACCGAAGGTGAAGCGTTCATTTTCGATCATTCGAGGTACCATGAGGTTATTAAGACGGGGTCGGGTAAACGTGTCGTGCTCATACTCGATGTCAAAAGATTTTAGCAGTCTATTGTATGAGGTTACTACTGCTACTGTTATTCCTCTTGTTGATACCATTTCTCATAAATTTGTGGAATGGGTATCTCAAGCCAGCGCAGAGTGGGAAGTTTAAGGAGCTAGACTGTTCTCAAATTTCAAACAGTCTCAATCCTTACGTGAACGATATCATACACGTCGCACAAGAACGTGGTAACAAGTCATCTTCGAGTATTGTCGAGGGGTACAAGATCAAACGATGTACCATCAGGGAAAACCTCCCACAGGTGTTTAAGATTATCGAGGAGTACGTGTCCACGGTCCGGGGTAACAAAGTAAAACCCGCTGATTGTGAACGCGAACAGTATTGTTGGTTTTTGAGACTGTATAATCAGAGTGGACACTACATCGATTGGCACTTTGATAACAATTTTACGAGTGGTGCAAGAAAGACATACGTGTGCAACATATACACGAGTCCCGGTAACACGTCACACCTCATGACCAAGGACCGATACGATAAAGTAAAAATAAACGAGACGAAGGCGGGTAAAGGTGTTCTCTATAACGGGAGTGAAGTGAAACACTCGGTATCGAAACAGACGGACGGGTGTACCCGCATATCATTGATCATACCACTATACGAAAACGATTCCGTGACTATGTTCGGGTGGTTTCGTAGATTGGCACGTAATGTGTCTGACAACGTATTCAAATTATAGGTGTTCGCGACATACCGCTATGTACATATCACTTCCACCGATGAGTTCGAGGGTTTTGTCGTCGACGATCCTCTTGGTAAACGGACCGGGCGTTCCGTCGTTACATCGCATACACAGTGCAGACAACTTGGTCACATCACATGCTATGGGAACACAGTCTAAAAGTTCTCCGAATTTGCACTGAAATGAGTCGGCGTCGAGACCCGCCATAATAACAGACTTGTTCACGTGTAGACAACAGTCGACAAACTTCCTGAGACGCGGAAAAAACTGAGCTTCATCGATAGCGACTATATCAGCCTTATCAAATTCGGGATTGTTGAGTATGTCGAAAAGATCATACACTTTTAGACAGTTGAACTTTACGTTGTCGTGCGTTTTTAAAACCTCGTCAGGTGAGCGAGTATCCTTGGCTGAGTTCACGACAAGTATATTTTTGCCTATGACTTTCAAACGCTTAAGTCGTCTGATGAGCTCAGACGTTTTACCCGAAAACATATTTCCCATAATAATTGACAAACCCATCTCGCTGATTATTATAATCTTGTATTTTTTATATGGGTGACATTCACAGGGCGGTCTTCAATGGCCATGTAGGATACTACAATCCTAGGACAGGGCGTGTCAGGTTTGGAAAATGCATTTATTCCAGTATCGCTGCGGCGGTAAAGTATCTTAAATGACCTTGACATATACCGGTTTTTCTGTTCGTATGAGGGCGAGACCAAACTGTAAAAGTCTGCGCGCGAATTGTGTCTTGACGAGGATGGTACTACTTTCGAGATACTTGCGTGAGTTTGGTCTATGAAGATCCAGAACATTCTTCATAGATAGAATTCTTCTTAGTGAAATATTGTTACATCGTGTTGTATTAATTTCAAATTTGACTCGTTCTTCCATACTCCATATACTGTTGAAAATCGTATCGAGACGTTCAGGTGTCGTTTGATCCGACACCGAGAACGAACACGTTCTTCCCATACGATATAAAATATCTTTAAAAAGTAAGATGCCTTTAAGCGATGCTCAGATTACCAAGAAGGTTGGGGAACTGCGTAAAAGGGAGGGTCGGATCTACGCACCCCTTAAATATTTCAGGGGGCTCACCACACTCAAGGAGGTTGAGACCCGCTACAAGAAGATGCTCAAGCGAGACTACAAAGATTTCAAGACGGACAAGGGACAGAAAACAAAGACTTCTTCCTACACGCAAAAGTTTAGAAAGATGTACCCAGGAGTCAAATCTCTCCCTGAAATTGCTAAGGCTACTGGCGTGCCTTTGAAGACCCTCAAGACGGTCTACAATAGGGGTCTCGCCGCGTGGAGAACCGGGCATCGTCCGGGAGCCTCTCCACAAGCGTGGGGCTACGCGAGGGTACACAGCTTCGTCACGAAGGGGAAGACGTACTACACGGCTGACAAAGATCTTCGCAATTAATTTTATCCCACTCATGTTCCCATATAGTTACTAACTTATACCCAAGGTTCCGTATTTTTTCATCTCTGGCAAGAGTTTCTTCATACTTTTCACCATATGTTTTGGTTTTTGTTATAGGGTGAACTGTATTAGGGTCAAAAAAATCTGGATGACCGTGCCAGAATATTCCATGAAATTCATAAACGGTGTTTGTTTCGTGACAATATCCATCAACTTTTCCTACATCAGGGATTTTATACTCACCTTTCTCTGATGTATGATTCTGAATGTAATGTTCAATTTTATTTTGTTCATATTGTAACCATTCCAATTGTTTTTTTGATGCACCAATTGTACAACACGATGAACACCCACCGGTTTCCGCTCTTAAATGACCATGGGGTAGTGTTTCAAATATCCTGTCGTGCTTTACACAACGAGGTTTAAATTTAGTGGTCATGTCTACATATCCACACTCACTGTAATCAAACCTGTCTCCGAACCGTTCTCTACATTTTTTGAGAAATACTTCGACTGGAACTCTCATCTTATCACCAATTACTTCATTTGCACATGATGCACAACCATGTATTCCATTAATATGATAATAAGGTCTCTGTATTTGTATACCATGTGTAGAACACTTTATTTTTACACTGGTGGTTGAGTTGACATATACAACCATGCTATAGTCAAATTTATCACCGTGTATAGACCTTGCCTTTTGTATAAAAGACTCTGTTGTGTCACACTTTGCCTCGGCCGATAGTTCATTACCGCATTTAGGACACCCTCTGACGTTTCGTTTATCAAGGTGTTTATCTGCAGTTTGTAGAAAGTCACCATGTTTAGGACACGTCATTATACCAGGTGTATGATTATAACCGACATACACATACTTATCATACGAATAACCATATATTTCGAATGGCCATCTTTCCTTGAAACGTGCTATAATTCCTTCCTGTGTATTTCTTTTTGAATTCGCGGATGCTATTGTAGCACATGTTGGACAACCCGAACCACCCCAATGACTTTCTGGAGTTTGTAAGAAAGGTCTGTGAATTTTACCATTAGTAACGACTGGACATATGATTGTTACATTCTGACGACCAAGTTTATAAACTACCCGACTATAGTCATATTTGTCCCCGTGTACTTTTCTAAACTTAGTGATACACATATCTCTGTACTTGTTTATTTTAACTCTAGAACGGTGAATTCTAGCACATTCGGGGCAGTTCTGTCCACGTTGATGGTTATTAGGAGACATTTGAAACTCCCCATGACATCTACATGTTATGGTAGCAGGTTCATCTTTATCAACATATACAAAGTTATCATACAGGTATCTGTTTCCATGAACTTTTTTAAAATCTTCCTTTACTTGTTCAGTAGTTCGCTTGTAATTACCACCCCGTCTTCCAGGTTCACACGGGTTTTGTCGATTTTTATGTCTATTGTATGCACTTTTATTATGTGTAATGAAACCACATATATCACATAGATACTTTACTCGAGTTCCACGTATACCTCTTGTCATCTTAACACACATTAACTTAAAGTCTCTAAGCGACTCAGGTACATATGACTTCCCGAATCTCTTGGGATGAATACTTTATAAACGTCGCAGATCTCGCATCCGTCAGGTCTCCATGTGAGCGACTGAAGGTGGGATGTGTCCTCGTGAAGAACAACCGCCTCATCAGTATGGGCTACAACGGATTTCTAGGTGGGTGCGAACACAAGTCCATCGTGAGGGATGGACACGAACAGGCTACGATTCATGCAGAGATTAACGCAATCACGGATGCGGCGAAGAGGGGCGCCCCCATCGATGATTGTGTGGCGTACGTGACACATTATCCGTGTCTGAACTGCTACAAGGCTCTAGCGAGTAGTGGAATCAAAAAGGTGTATTACAAACTAGACTACAAGAATGACCCCGTCCTAGAAGAATTGGGGTACGGAATATCTTTGGTAAAGTTATGATACTCATTGACCAGATAGTTCGATACCTTTCCAAAGACATTATGTTACCATCACGATGTAACGCTACCAAAAAACAGATCATTTGCCCCAAGAAATGTTGTGACTGTAAAATCTATTGTAAGAAACCACCAAAAGGATCAGTGCCAGTATATATCAAGCCCTAACTTTCTTCATTCCTTCTTCACACACGATCCTATTCACACATTTGATTTCATCACTCGTCCATTCCGGTGCGCCATATAGGGTCCTGAAATGTGCATAGAGTTTCTTCTTTCCAGTAAAGTCGTCGACAATCAACTTTGTATCCAGATCCTCAATTTTCAAACCATGATATAACTTTGGCCAGTTTTGAAAATTGAGACGAAAGGTTTTGTATCCATCCCCGTCAGGTTTCACGCGAATACCACCCTCACAAATAGGCTCGAGTTCAAACTCGTGATGAGGCATGGCTTTGTTCATTTTATCGACGATGTTCATGATGTTCTTCATCGTGAACGAGTCACTAATCTTGTAGACGGGGTGGTGAGACATTTTTACATATTATACGATGAATAGGTCATTGACTTAGGTGAACCGCGTCAACCAATTTAGATACAACGAGTGAGATGACCGGTACTGATACGGCGTTACCCGCCAGTTTATACAGTGCGCTGTCAGACAACTTTGGAAACGTATATGTCGAGGGAAATCCTTGTAGATTGAAACACTCACGTGGTGTCAACTTACGAATACCTCGGTCATCCTTGATAATAGGCACATTATGTCCACCACCGCCCATGTTAGCAGTCAATGTTGGACAGCAATTACTCTTATTTTCTCGGATATAGTACCGTCTATATTGGTAAATTACATTCTCTTTGATGTTTTTTGTTACATCTTTGACAATTTGTGGAAACACTTTTAGTTTATCTGTGTAATAATACTTATCTGGAACATCATTCTCTATGAAGTCGATGATATTACCCTTTTCAACCCTGTCGAAATCAAAGTCGAAAGCATCATGCGCTTTCTTATCACGAAATCCCACGATATAAATACGTTCTCTGTGTTGGGGAACGGGTGAAATTTTAGCCGTGTCGAGAATCTTGTACTTGATCGAGTACCCACAGGATTCTAAGGATTCCTGTATAACCTTGAACGTGTTTCCCTTATCATGAGAGGTAAGATTTTTCACATTTTCAAGAATGATAGTCTCGGGTTTATGATGTTTAAGAATTTCTATGATTTTCCAAAATACGTTAGACCTATCGTCATCGAAACCTTTCTTATCACCGGCGATACTGAACGGCTGACAGGGAAACCCACTACACAAGAGATCGTGTGGGGGTATAGTGTTCACGTCTATGTCCATCATGTCACCCAGATTAAATGTTCCATTTTCATGGTTCATGTTGTAAATATCTTGAGATGATTTCATCATATCATTCGCATAGACACATTTGTATTTTCCACTTGATTCGAGAGCGATCGAGAATGCTCCTGTACCAGCGCATAGGTCGATAAAACTCTTCATACACATGGATATCGTCTAATCTTTAATTGTGAAGTTCTCTGATGTCACCTTCCCAAATCAACTCACAATGATTTTCGAGTTGTCTTTTAACTTCACTGAACGAAAGACGAGGTCGTCTTCCACTGGAAGCCTGATCTTCGAATGTTTGTGTTCTATTTACATACAGGTTTTTCCACTCCCTCGAGTTGTTTGCTAGAGGAATTTTATAGAGCTTGAATGTAAAATTCCGATACTCCAATCCATCCAAAAAATAAATAACATCCCACTTTTCAGTAGGACCAAAAGAGCACGGACCCGTGGATGAAAAAAACTTGAGTTCGTTAATTTGGCGTACGGGTGTGATCTTCACTTCGTCGCGTATATACGTGACTCGACAATACCCGTCCCGGTACATATCCCCCGGGATTGGTGGTTGAGCAGTTTTACACCATTTCATATCGACACCCTCGACGACGTTTATAATCTGGATAGCGAGATATTCAGTCAATTCCTGAGGTAAATTGATCGACCTCCCATTAAATATACTTTTCATGTATTCGTCATACCGTATTGTTTCAGCGAGAGCGTTTATCAAAGTGTCGTAATCCATGTGAACTATTACGTTTTAGTTTTTATATGACTTTGTTGTTTAAAGGATAAAATCACTTTTTATAAAATGGACCCTTCCCAGATTCCCCGTGACATTTTACGCGTGCTTCAAGATCGCGAACTTCCGATGGCGAAGAAGATGATGGCGTTTAACATGCTCATGCCTGATTTACCACCCGAACCAAAACACGCTGCGGCGTATCAGGAAAACCTAAAGGTTGGTGATACGATCAAGCGTCTTGTGGACGAGGGGAAGATTCGTCTCGATGGAGTTGACAAAGATTTCAAATTGAAGATTACTTCTTTTTAGTTGGGCGAATAGCCCACATATTTTCCTTTCGGAACTTTTCATGATCGATTTCCTCGATCTTGAAAACGTTCATGATGAACTTCTTGATGGGATTCACCTCCTTCTTCTCGGGTTCATCTCCTTCATCCCAAGTTGGGGGTCGTCGCTTTCCCTCACCCGGGGCTTCGGTGGGTGCTATGAAGTCATCCTTTTTGGCGTGAAGAGTGACACGTGGTCGTATGAGATTGGGTCGTACTGTGTACATTAAAGACGTTTCTTGCTACTTCTTTAATAGAAATCACAATCGAAACCTAAGTAAAGAAAAGACACCTCATATAATCACAAACACAACCAACATGAACTCTTCGTCCATCACCGATTACATCCTCAAGCTCGAGAAGGAGAACGCTGAGTCTCGCACCAAGATTGAGCAACTTAAGAAGTTGTACACTCAGTCCGAAGAGGAGCGGACCATCGCGGTTGAGAAGCTACTTGATTCCGAGATTCAGAGGGTTGGAGCTGTGCTCAACGAACCTTCCCTCTTCGAGACGACTGCTCGAACCAAGACCTTCCAACTGAACGAAGACATCGCCAAGCACCTGAAGGAACTTGGTGAGATGACGTCAGACTTTTACAAGACGGCCGCGTATCGACGGGCTGCTGATATCGTCGCCACTCTCGACTATGAGGTTGAGAATGGTGAAAGTCTTATGAACCTCAAGGGTATCGGTAAGAGTATCGCCGCCAGGATCGACGATTTCATCAACGAGTATTACACTGACGTAGAGTCTGTCGCCTCCAATGAGGGTCAGATTCTTGAGGAGTCTGATGACGAGTCCGATGACGACGATTTCTTCATCTCTTACAACAGTGAACTCGCTGATGTACTCGATAGTCTCGCCTATCACGAAGAGGATGAGTACAAGAGTATGGCGTATGACCGCGCCGCCAACATCATCGACCAGCTTCCATTCAAGGCGACCAGCGGTAAAGAACTCGAGAAGGTAAAGGGTATTGGTAAGAGCATTGCCAAGATCATCGACGAGTTCCTCTCGACCGGGAAGGTGAAAAAGCTCGAGAGACTTGAGAAGGGCGCCTCCACCAACGAGGAAGTCGCGCGGGCTCTCAGTGATTATGCTGAAGACCTCGAGGACCCCTTCAAGGTTCGTGCGTACAAGAACGCCGCGAAAAACATCCGAGAACTTGACTTTGAAGTGACGAACGGTCAGGAGCTCTGCACCGGTCCCAAGAAGGTCAAGGGTATTGGAAAGAGTATCGCGAACAGGATCGACACATTCCTTCAGACCGGGGAAATCAATCCTTGATGAATCGAGAAAGAATGGCTGCCGATGCCGCAAAAACTACATTAAGAATCACTAATGGGTAACTGTGTCTCAAGTAGTACGTATCCTGGTTTTTGTACCTGGTCTTAACTTTCACACTGGTTCGAATCCTTGGTGGAACAATTTTAATTCCAGCGATCATTACAATAGTAAACTAGAAAAAATTGAATAAAACATCAGCTGGATTTAACGGAGTATTTACTGCGTAATTGTACATCTGAAAATACACATCTAAACCCTTATCAAACCCCAACGTATCGATACATTTTCGATTTTTCGCCATGTCGATACAAAGTAAGATATCTATCTTGTGTGTATGACAATAGTTGATCATGTGTTTCATGGCTTCTACATAAGAATCATCTTCACATAACAGTAGTGTGATTTCAGCAATTTTAGTGGAGGTGTTGTCGATGTGGTTTATTGTGTATGTCATGACACCTTTACGAACACCGTCAACTTTTAAAATGAGAGCGTTGGTTCCGAAAATGTACTTCACCTGAGCGTCGTCAAGAATGGGAAAACATTTATACTTTACAGATTCCTTTTCATATAATCCGGACACATACTCCAAATCATCGGGGCTCGTGGGTGTCAATGTGTATTTCGGGTCGACTCGAACTTTTCGGGTGATATCCTTAGAATAGTATTTCGTTTTACATATGTAATTGAATGGTAACGGTTTCTCTTCTTTTTTGAAAATACAAGTCTTATATGTTTCATCACACGAATTCGTCAACATGTTAGATATAAGAACCGGTGCGTAATTTTTGTTTCTATGTTTGGTGTGAACCGATAACATATCTACATAATTCGTGGGGACAGCGTTTCCATTCATAACGATTGAATATGGTTTAGACATGATCGTTCCGATTATCTCTTGGTTTCTTCGAATGGTCGTGATGTTGCGTTTTTGTAGACCTGGGTGACCAAGTAACCATGAAATGTACTTTTGGTCAAAGATGTAATCCTTGACATAATGACCGTTTAAGAATCTCGCAAATGCCCTGTGAAAAGATGTATCGTCGGGTGAAACTGTTTCGATTCTGTCGGGATGTGCCACTTCAATTGGTTTTGGTATGGTATCAGAGACTATGCCTTCACTCGAAACACCCTTACGAGATACCGGTTGACGATCCCAAAAGGCGTGACCCCGTTTACGAAACATGTACCACATGACAGTTAATATGAGTATGATGACTATGTATTTCATTGAGATAGTTTGATAATTAAAAATCGTGTTTTTTTCTCGGTGTATATCAAACAATGAACATTTCTGTAGACAAGGCTGGTGATCTTAAGATTGGTCGTAAGAAGTGCCGTCTCTACAAGAAGGATGAGGTGGTGAAGGTTGCCAAGAAGTATGGTATTAGAACCGAGAAGAAGACTGTCAAGCAACTCTGCGGGGCCATCAAGGATCGGGCAAAGAACAACATTCCACTCGCGAAGCTTTACCCCCAGGCTGCCAAGAAGCGCGCTGCCGCCAAGAAGAAGGCACTTACACCCTCTATGAAGGCTGCTCTTAAAAAGAAGGCGGTCACAAATTTCATGAAAGGTATGGTGACCACGAATGCCAATATCAAAAAACTTCGGGAACTGAATGAAAAGTCGCCCAAACCCAAGCCACGCACCCCCAATCCAGCCACCGTTGCGCGTGCCAGGGCTAACGTTAAAAATATGATAGATAAACGTGTTTCTTATATGAATGCGGCTGGCCAGAGGATGATCAACCAA